GGTAATGCTCTGTTCCGCAGTCGTCATGAAGTCGATGGTGTACACCGCATCACGATTCAGCATTACAGGCAGACCTTTGTCCTGAACACGAATCCAAGTTCCTTCAGGATCCCACTCGTCTTTTTTGTCCGTGTACCGGCCATAATGACGACCAAGACCGAACGGAGCATTGTAATACCGAGCAACAGGCTTGCCTTCAACCGAAGACGCCATGAACGCTACTTTGTCATTCGGGACAAAGTATTTTTGCATCATCACGTAATCCTCACCGGCCTTGTAAGAATTGGTCGGAGGATATTCGATCTGAATACGGTTGTTCGCCTTATCCACAGAGTAGATAATGCGGGTTTCGTAGTTGTCATCTGCCTCCGAAGCATCGTAAATCCAGAGTTTTTCATTCGCCTCGAAATCGGAAGCATCGCTGACGGTCAGCCACGTAGTCGAACCGCCCGTAACAGCAGCAGTCAACCAGGCTTTGGCTTCATACATCTCATCATAAATGACAATGTTCTTGATCCCGAACAGAGAACCAAGCACATCAGCATTCACAAGAGCGGTGTCATTGATACCGGGACTTGCCATAAAAGCGCCATCCCCGTAGTAATTCTTTTGCAGGAGCTGGCGGATCGTGGTGTCATTACCGAGAACATTCAACCCTTTCGAGTTGATGAACATGTAATCGATTTTGCCGCCACAGGATTCGGCAATCTTCAACTTCGCATCCTTGATGTCGCTGAGGATGTTTTTGCTTCCACCATCATTCCAGTTGTACGCACTCGCAAGAGTGACCTGGTGATCAGACGGTACTTTGTAGTCAACTGTGACCTGATACCCGCCTTTGATCTGATAGGTGAACTCACCGTTGAAGAGCATCTGGCAGAACATCCACTCTTTACGACGAGCGGAACGGTTCATAATGTCGGCCAGATTGTCGGCCAGGATTTCAGCAGCCCTCCAATGCCGTGCGTCTGTTCCAGGTTTACGCAGATTGTTGAGAACTTCCTCGTCAAAATAGCGTTTTTCTTTCCAGTACGCAGCCTCGGCTTGATGCTGTGCCAACCCGTATCCCGCAGAAACGGGAGCAGGGGACCCAGGCGGCACGAACGGAGTCATACCGCGACCGCCACGCTGACTTTCCCACTTAATCGTAGAAGATTCAGCATTACGGCTGGGGAACATGTTATTCAAAACAAGGTTCGGTGGAGCCTTGTACTTTTCCACAAACTCTTGCAATACTTCGTGTCGCAAGAGAGGTATATCAGAAGTTCCACGCATATGTTTTCACCCCCTTTCTATTTAGATTTACCTGATGTACAGGTACTGGCCAAAAGAGGCCGCGCTGATATCGGTTTTCGCAGCAGCATCGATGTTGAGAAGAACACCTTCGTACAGAACACAGTTACCAATGATCATGGTCGCTACAGCGCCTTTCGCATTAGAACCGATCCCCGTATCGACGGTTTTCTCAAGGATGCCAACACAATCCGAATAGTTATTGCCAGAAGTACCCGCTTCAACAATCACATAGCCATAGGCAGAAGTCTCGAAAGTGCCAGAAGTAGCAGTAGTTACCGTGATTTTCGCCATGTGACTGTAAGTGGTACGATCAATTGCCGTGATTGCTCCGAGGTTTTCAGCCGAGGTCGCATTGTCGTTAATGATAAGATCATCACCAACGGCAAACTTGTAGCTGTCATTCAAATTGACGTACAGAACATTGGCAGCAGCACCAACGTCTGCTACAAGATAGGCGCGACCAGTGACGTACTCAGAAGCGGAGGCCGAGAAAGATGTCAAGCTGTAAGGAACCAGCAGACCAGAGCTTCCTGCGGATTTATCAAGTGCAAGACAGGACCCTTTAGGCAGAACACCGTAACCAGCTTTCAAAGTAACAGGTACTTTAAGAGCGGCCATCGGGTCGGAGTAGTAAAGGGAACGAAGATCTTCTTGCGCTCCATACTGAACATACGGAATATCACCGGACATATGATTTCACCTCCTTTCAATAAAGTAAAATTACTCGGTCGGCTGCCCTGCCGCTTTCAGAAGGGCATTGACACTGTTCTTGTTTTCTTCCTGAAGCTTCGCATCAGGCTGAGCATCACCGTCTTCACGATGACTGGTGCCCATCCCCATCACTTCGGTAGTAGCACCGCGTTCTTCCCAGTCTTTGATTTCCGCTTCAAGAGCTTCCTTGAACTTCTCCACGTCGAGCTTGTTGGAGTCTTTGTCCACAAACTTGTTGAACCGCACCATGTTTTTGACCTTCTCATGGAAACGATCCGGTACGCGAGACTCGGCCAGCATTTCGGCGTAGATCCGATCAGCCTTTTCCTGGTTGGCTTCTTCGCGGGAAAGCGTGATTTCTTTGTCACTCGAAGCAAGGCGGTCAGACAATTTGTTCATGTCTTCTTGCATCTTGTTAAACTTGCCCTCCCACGCAGTTTCCTGTTTCTTGAACTGCTCTTGGGCTTCCTCAAGCGTTTCAAGTTTCAGTTGTTCGACCAAATCAGGATGTTTTTCCTTCAGTTCTTTCAAATCCATTTTGGTTTTCACCTCCTTTCTGGATTCAGGTTCAGTTGTTTCCACTTTCTCTTCAATAGTTTCAGCATCACCTCCTCTACTAAAATATTGAATTTCCTCAGTCTCTTTTCGGGAGAAAGCAGAAGATGTGGTCTTGCTGTCCCACCCGAATACACAAACGGAGACTTCTTTAATTTCAGACTTGAGGAAAACGGTTCCCGGTCCTTTGAACGTAAAACCGTTTACTTCCATCGTTTCTTTCGGCCCCAGACGCTGAATGTCAATCGGTCTGATATAAACCGAAGATTGAAAAGGGAAACCTTCGCTCGAATCTTTGATGAATTTATCGGCAACCTCATTGTCCAAGAACTTCGTTTTGTCAGGGTCTACTCTAAGACCTTCTTCGTTGCTCTTGATCAAACGAGAAGTGAACCCGATACGTGCATTAGTATAATGTTCCTCAAGAACGGGGATCTTGGGAGCAGCCATTTTGATTCCATCAAGACTGAAAACAAGATCACCCCAATACCAATGCCCCTTGATCACTTTGCCTGAATACGCGGTCATATTGAGTTTCGGTTTTTTGCCTTCTTCTCGTTCAGCAAAAGCACAACAATTTTCACCGTACTCAACAAAACGTAGCGCACCCTTCGGTAGTTGCTCTTTCTTAACCTCCTTTTTCATCATTCTTGCTCCTGTTTAGGGTTACTATTCTTAGGCTTGGGTTTTTCCCCTTCAAGCTTTTCTTGCATACTTTCCGCGTCGGCACCGTAAAGCAGTTTCGGCCAGTAATAGTCCTCGGTCGCTTTCCGCAGTCGAAGTCTTGGATACCCGCCGAAACCCATCCTTCTTGCTACATCTTCATTCGAAACACCGAGCGTTTCACTGATAGGACCATGCTTGACTCCGAGCAATCCTTTCGCTCGACCTTCAAAATCGATCATTTCCGAAGTCGGGAAGGAAATATCGATCAACTGACAAGCAAGGTATTTTCTTTTCTTCATTACAGGCTCATGATCGTATTCGACTTTGCCCGTAACTTCGTTTTTCCTCTTCTTCGGGGTGAATCCGATCACTTCCTCTTTCGCAATGACGTTTTTGAACTTTGCATCTACTTTCGACTTGAGAAGGAAGACTGATCCCCAGAAATCATATCGCAGATACCGGCTGAACCATGCTATTTCATCCGAAATCCGGTCGCTCATGGGACCTTTAGTTGCATTAGCCGAAGCAAACGTAGACCGGGAACGTCCCATCATCGTGCCTTCTTCTTCATTCAACCCGCTGCCAATCATTTCAAGGATATCAGTGTCTTGTTCACGAATGGGGGACAAAGAAGGATTCACAACTTTTAATTCAACACCGGGAGGGAGAATCAATGTGCCACCGGGAGTCTTTTTCGCTAAGATACCCGTTTTGCGCCTTTGTTCATCCGTCAAAGACAGCCACAATTTAAACATCGCCGCATCATTGATCTGAAACGCCCAGACATACGAACCTGCCGATTTCTTGTGATCGATTTCGTACTTTTTCAGGTTTTCGTAATGATTGAGCCAGACAAGAGTTGTGCGAAGATAAGAAACCGCCCGTTTCGTCATCAAGCCTTTGTTCCACGACACTATAAAACGGTAATACCCGCCAAGCGGCTTGTAGACTTTTTTACGGGAACGGGAAGCAGACTGGTCTTTTAGTTTAAAGTCGGGGTGCTTGCTTGCTACGTCAACAAGGCCAGGATTGTGTGCGACGAAAATACTGGGGACTTGGAATTTGCCGTTATCCGTTGATATAATATAGAAGAGCGGCATCAAAGTCTTGTAGGGATGAAAAATGATCCCCGTATCGTCATTGCCTCCGTCCTGCAACGAAATAGGATCGATGAAATCAACTTCGATAAAGCCGTCTTCATGCACCGTCAACATTTGAAACAGTTCCCCTTCTACAAGAGAGCGTCCAATATATTGAGGCCAGAAATAATAAAGGCGATTGCGATAGTCTAATTCGACTTCTTCAATCACCTCTTGCAACGACAATTCACCTGAAGTTGTCTCGAATCCTAAGCCTGTAAGACGGCCTTGGAGACCTCTAACCGATGTGTTTACCTGAGGACTATTATTAAACTTCTTCCAACATTCACTTTGGAGTTCTTTTCTGCCTCGTGGAGTGTCTTCCCGTGGCTCCAGCATATCAGCATCGAAACCATCGGGGTCTTTGTAGCCTCCTTCTGATGTGTCATACTGCCACGGCATGACGAATTTCAAACTTTCCATCACTTCGTCAGGCATATCAAGAAGGTTCTTTTGCGCTTCTTCCATCGACATCGACATTAAAGCTTCTCCTTAGTGGAAACGTTTCATGGTGTTTGCAGTAACACATGGATCTTTTCTATGTCAACATAAATTTCAATAATTTCCTACTAAATTTTTGTTTTCGAAAAAGAAACCGAAGGCCGGAGCAGAACCTCTTTCTCTAAAAAGTTCCGGTCCTATATTCCTCCCGCCATAAATACACCAGTTCAAAGAAAACACCGAATCGTCCTGTACACCTAAACGATCTTCTTTTTCAGGTGAACCGAACCAGCGCTTATCGGGATCGTGTGTAAAAGCGTCCATCTCTTCTTCGAGAATATCATCTTTTTTAATACCGGGAACTACGAGTTTCGGCTTTTTTATCCTTCCATTCACAGCGGCATGGTAAAACGCTTTGTAACTGTCCCGCTGCCTGTCATATGTCGGAGAAATCAACTCCGCTTCCAGCCCCCTATCCTCCCACCAAGATACTAAATCCCAAGAACCGTATCTCTCACCGCAGAACGCATCCACCCCATCGAATTCATCATTCACCTGTTGCAGATTCAGTTTTACATTCTTGATCGATCCATCTTCTACATGAATCAGTCCTAAAATTATGTAAATGTAGTTCAAATCAGCCTGATCGGAACTGATCCACGAAGAATCATATTTTGACCCAGGCAGACCTTTGGCTACTACCGTTATAATCGTTCTCGCCTTCTTCTGAATCGCCATCGGATCGTTCATATCAAGTCCTACAAGAATCGCCCAGTCCGTTCTGAATAAATCGGTCAACCTTTTTAAAACATTCATATCCGCGCAACCGTGAAGACCTCGAATATTCGAAACAACGTGCAAATACTTCTCCATCGGCGTTAGGCGCTCTTTTATTCTTGTGACTTGGTGTGCTAACTGCTCGTAGTGTTCGACAAAGCCTCGACCGCCTGTGTCGGTCATTTGCTGTTCAATCTTAACGATCTCTTCTAAGTAGTTTTGCAACGATTTATGATTCAAAATCTGATCATCACACCCAAGATAATTCATTTCCTTAATCATCAAAGGTGTAAATACTTGAATTCGACCGGCTTCCCACGTATTCAAAAAGTATCTTTCGAATTCACCGAAGGGAAACTTGATTTTGTAGTCACTTAACTGGTCTTTCGTCATATTCGGGTTCCAATAATCAGCTACATCGCCCGAAACGCTTGATCTGTGAGAGAAAAAGACCTTTTTCGTCTTTTTTTGCCTGAAATTCTCGAACAATTGATACAAAACATGCCCTTTATCGCTCACAGTAGAGTCAATTACACCTAAAGCATTCGGTATATTACGCACAGAACCATCTAATTGCGTAAAAAACTTAGGGTTTTTCATGTCAAATATCTCGGAAAACGTGTATCCTGTAATGTTCGAAACGATGCCTGAAAAACTCGAAATCGCCCTCAAAACACTCCGAACGCGGCCTTTTCTGTCTACAAGGCGGATTTCTTTCTCTTTGATGAACTTCGGATTGCCTATCATCTGCATTAAAGGCGGTGAGTTCTGAATGATGTCACGAATAATGTCATAATGCACGAATTTGACCTGATCTTTAGAGTTGGCACCAAGAACGATCTGCTGCCTCGGCCAATTAAAGAATTTCCAGATCTGCACGATGCACGCCAGTAATGATTTCCCCTCACCACGCATCCAGCAGAAGACAATTAAAGAATGAACAAAGCGCCCGTTCTTCATTTTCAACGCTTCACGCAAAACATCAGTTTG